ACCTGATTGCGCTTCGCCTCAAGAACGAGGGTCGCGAAGTCAAGGCGCTGGCCGGTGAACATCGGCTGCACGAGCTGCTTACCGTCAGGCGAGATACCGCCCATCGTTACGCCGCCCGGCGTCGTGTCGGGATGGTTGGCCACGCCAGCGTTCGCCACGAGTAGCGGCGGGCGCACAGCTTGGTCACTCGCGATGAGCTCATTCTTGGCCATCATGTTGAGGCTTTGAACGTCAGCGAGGCACTTCATGATTGGGCCTTCGCCGTAAACCGAACCCGGCTCGGGAAGCCAACGGAAGTCGATAACCGGAAACTCGTAATAGCCGCTCTCGCGAACGACCAACCGGCTGTCTTGCTCTACGTGGCACGTCGCCCAAGGTGCGCGCTTGATGCCTTCATACGAGTGTCCGTAATCGGCACGCGGGAACGTCGCCTGGATAAAGCGGAATAGCCGGTCTTTCTCCTTGGCGTTCTCGGCAGCGGCCTTGATCTTCGGCGAAACGCGGTCGCCGTACTTCTGCACCGCCTGCCGCGCCGTGAGATCGAACACCCAATAGAACGTGTCGATGATGCCTTGGTGGTTCTCGTCGGCGTAGCACTGAGAAAGAGGCAGCGGGCGGTAGCGGATCATCGCCCGGCCGTCCAAGCCATCTTCAACAATCATGAACGCGTTGCCGAACTGCACGAGGCGACGAAGACACGTTTGCGTCGCTGCTACCCAACCGCTGTCCGCGTCATAGCGAACCTTGAAGTGCAGGTTGCGGAGCTTTTCCATCCATAGCTTCTCGCCGTCAGTCGCCTCTTCGGCGGTGAAGTCAACGAGATCGAAGCCATGCCAATATTCGGAAGGCGGGATAATCAGTGCCTCAATTCCCGAGGCTAGACGATCAACCGCCCAAACTGCCGTGCTGTCGTAAATGTCCTTAGAGCGCCGGGTCGCATTGGCCATCGGCATCATCGTGCCGGCCGCGCCACCCGCGCTACTCGCATCGAACCCACTCGCATCAGGCGCCGCCACCTTTGTGACTTGGCGCCAAGCCCACTCATAATCGGAACGACGAGTGGACAGAGCCGCGAGCCGATCAATAACGTCATCGGCTGTGCCTGCCATGTACCCTTTATCTCATTGATGAAGTCGGGTCGATTACAGCCGCGTTCGGCTTTACTCGTGTTCCGACATTTGATGGCGCGTTAGGCAAAGCGATGCGTCGCGCCTTCGATGCAAAGTCTCTGTTCGCATTTCCGTATCCGCCCATGATCTTCGGGCGTGCGCTGGCGCCTTGATAAAAGCCGCCTGCACCTTGCTCGGTCATGCACATGGCTAACCGCCAAGCGTGACGCGTCGCACTGAGCTGTAATCGCTGTCACCGAGCGCGCCGGTCAGACGAGTGGTGCCGGCCGTGCTGTTCTTGGAACTCGACTTTTTGATCCGCTCCTGGTCGGCCTCATCCTGAATTTCCTGAGAGGTCTTCGTCGGTGCGGCGGCAGGCGGCGCAATGCTGATTGGCGCCTGCGGGGCGGGAGCGACAACGGGCTTGGCTTTCTCGATGCCAAACCAGTCGTCGGCAATTTTAGCTGTACACATTGTTGAAGTCGTCCTTTGTGTAGGTGAGCTGCACGTAGCGCTCGCCCGTCACGCTGTAGTGGTCGAGTTCGCATTCGGGTTTCATCCCGAGTTTCGACAACCACTTGATTGAATGGTCGCAGGACAACGGCAGGCGGACTTCAATACGCGTGACGCCATTGTTGAAATGCTTTGGCTTCCACACTTCGTTGATCCAACGCGTCACAGCCGGCATGACACGAATGGTCTTGTCGGTGCCGAAGCCGAAGATGTGGCGGATGTGCGGGTAGCTACCAATCGAGCCGAAGACGAATACGGGCTCGTCGTTGATGTACACTAGAGAACAGTCGTCCTCGGCTCTGTGCGCAATTTGGAGTGCGTCAGCGGGTGTGAGGCCAACTGAAACGATCTCGTGTGCGTCGCAGTCGCGTAGCCGGTCGAAGATGAAATTCAATTCGTCCTCGGGATCGACTACGCTACTGAGTGGAACGATCTCGATGCTCAACTCCGGTACTGGCCAAGAGGATCATAGTTTTTCATTGATGGCCCCCCGTTGTGGCCTAGACCTGGTGTTGTGAGTTTCGAGGCCCACGTTGGGATGCCGCCGAAACCTTCTGGCGTGACTGCGTAGGTTCTGAATGCGTCGCACGGATCGATGGACCAATCTTCGACTGGCTTCGACTTCAGCGCCTTCTTCTCTTCGTCGTATTCGCGATGGTGGTGCTTCAGGGCTTTGATGCCATGCGCGCACTTCACCGCGTCGAAGCTGCACTGAGAGAGGAGCGCGCGGCCGGCTTCTTCGCCATCCGACACTGAGAGCTTCGGTGCTTGCGTGAAGAAGATGCCGTGGTTCTGAGCAATCGACATGAACGAGCTGCCGTCGCCGTAGTTGGTGCGGCTCACGTCATGCGGTGCGATGTGGCGGCTGTACGAGTAACCCTTGCCGTTCACGATATTCAGATAGTGCGGAAGTATCTTGTTGCGGTCGCACACGTAGTCGATGAAGCGCCGCTCTCTTCCAACACGCTGAATGAACCAAATGGCCGTGGCGTCTCTTAATCCGAAATCCCACGCCGTCTCGACTGGATACCGATTGTCGTAAGGCACCGACGTAATGCGGCCCTGCTTCTCGGCGATCTGCATTTGCGCACCGAACACCGAGCCTTCGTTCGACACGTCAAAGCGGCAATAGTATTCCTGCTGAATGCGAGCTTCGGACATGCCTTCGCGGCGTTCCTGCTCGATCTGCTCTTCAGTCAGAATGTGGGTCTTGTTGACCGGCCATATCGAGTGATGCCAGAGCGGATCAGTGATCGCGTTCTGAAGCATGTCGTAAACGTGGTTCTGGCCGCGCGGCGTCGTGTTGAACCAAGCCCACCCGCCGTTTTCCAGCAAGATCGGCCGCATGTAATCCCATGCGCGGGGATCAGTAAGCGCGTACTCCGAAAAGACGATGCCAGCCGGGTTCGCACCCACGTTGCTGTCGAAGTTGTCGGCGCCACGAAGTTTCCAGAACGAGCCATTGTTGAACTCGATCATCATTTCGTCTTCGAGGGTCCGCTTGCGCAGCTCCTTCGGAAACGCCTGATCGATCATTCGCCGGCCTTGCTTGTCCACGTTCGTCCACACGACCTCTCGGGCCTGCTTCTGAGTGGGCAGCAGATGCCAATAGACGCCTACGCGCTGGTGGGCAGCCTTGGCAGAGTGATTGAGCCCTGCACTGTCCTTGCCGGCCCGGCGATGCCATATCGAAATGACACGCTTGAAGCCGTTATCCAGCGCCGCCATATCGGGGAGCTGGTAAAAGCGCGGGTTCCAGTTATTCGGTAGCTGAAGGACGCGCGATTTGGCGGGTTTCAGCCGGTAATTTTGATGTACACCCGAAAGATCAATAGGTTTTGGCACCAAATCGGATGCGTCAACCATTGAGCGCTTAAGCGGATTAGGAAGGGTGTCCTGAATGTCCGTTTTTGCGTGTACATCAAAAGGCGGGGTGGATTTTGGAAGCGCGCCTTGGGGACCGAATTGATGATTTAGGGTCCCATCTTCGCGCTCGGACCCCCCACCCCTCTGTGTGCGTCTCGATTTTTTATTTCGGCCGGTCGTTCGTGCATTCAGCGGTAGGCCGCTTACCTCGCTTAGGTAAGGGCTTAGCCTTTGTTTGCTTGTCTTTGCTGTGCTTGCGCGAGTTCGCTTGGACTTCGTATGCGGCGATGGCTGCACTAGCCCGCGCCTGCCTCCGTGCCACTAGCATCGCCCAAAACACCCGGTTTTTCAGGGGTTTTTGATCCATAACTCACAATCTGAAGGGTTATCGGTCCATCGCCAGTAGCGTCGGAAAGCTTCACTAGCTGGCCATACTGGCGCGGCGCTACTTTCTCCGCATATTTGGTCGCAACACCGAACATAATCTCGGCAACGCGCGCCCGCGATAAGCAGGTTTCAACCCCCAT